CTCGCGATAATCGTCAATGCGGCTTTGTGCCATTAGATATTTCTGTTTATATTTAGTCATACGTCCATCTCCTCACCACAGTTGTTACACGTCCACGGCTCGCGGCGTACCATCGGACGCCCGCAGTCAGGGCAGGGCGGGGGTACGTCTTTCCTGAACCCGTCTTGCAATTCGCGCAAGTGATTCAGACATCGAAAGTGGATTGCCTTCAACCCACCGATGCTAATCCACTCGTCGGTTGTCGGTGCTTGTTCGCACCACTCGTCGCAAATCACACATTTGTAAGCTATCGTCATTTCCTCTCCCTTTCAGCCCACTTGACCCATGCGAACACGCGCAGCGGCGGCAGTCCAGCCCGCGCCGCGATCCCGTTGATAACCTTGCTGCGCCGCCATTTCCCAAGCCCGCGCACTTCCTCAGCCCACGCCCGCGCGCGTTCCTCGTGCTGCGCCGGGGTCATTCTGTCGGTGTAGTATTCGATCATGCCCGCGCCTCGCTCATGGTTACACGCATATCGCTTTCCTCACTTTCAAGTTTTCCCCATTGACGCGCCATCGCGTCCGCAATTCCAAAGTACGTCCGGCTGCGCTCACGTTGTCTGTTTTTGCTGGAACCCTTACCGTTCAACGCTGATAACTTATGGATTCTTTGCTTTCTTCCGTCAACAATCCGCGTCGGATCAAGCAACGGCAGATTTTTCAACCATAGGCAGGTCGCTTTCGTTTCCCCATGCCCGAACTGCCACGGCTGTATGATCTGGTCGGGCTTGCGCCAGACGCGGCTCATAATGCTGATTGGATTTTCAAGCGCGATTCTTTCAATCGGCGCATTTGCCAGCATCATAAAAAAATCAATCGCGGCCTGTTGCCGTCCATCCGCGCGTTTTTCGGGGAACCATCGCGCTCCGCTGATTGCCAGGTCTGTGCATGGCGGGTGGGCAATCATCAAATCCCAACCGTCGTATAAAATATCCCGCACGTCGCCTTGATAGTGCTTGCCTGGTAACTCGGTTGGCAGCAGGTCGCATGATGTTGCATCATGTCCCCATGCTGCGAAACACTCGCGGACTATGCCGCTGAATTCGCACGCTACAAGAACTCTCATCGTTTCGCCTCGTTGTCCTTGCCATCGTTTGCAATCTGTACCACGCCGGGGGTCAACTGGCCTTGTGCCAGGCCCGCGTTGTGGAATTGAACGTGCTGCTGCGCCCAATCGCGCACGTCAGCGGCTTTCTCGGTGTTGTGGTCATGCTGCGCGATTTTGTCGTTTAGCTCGATGCCCAGGCAGGTAGGGCATGGGGTAGGGTTAGGGTTCATGGTTATATCTCCTCTCCTCGTGAATAAAACCATTGTCGTTTGGTGTGGTATTTCAATTCCACCGCCGTACCACGCGCGCCGGCGCGGAACTTGGCGATGATTAGTTCTGTGTCACTAACCAGCGGCGGTATTTTCGTTTTGTCGTAATAGTCATCCCGGTAAATAAAAATGATGTTGTCCGCGATTTCTTCAAGCTCTCCGCTTTCCCGAAGGTCGCTCATATCTGGGCGTTTGTTTTCGCGCTGTTCGACGCCACGGTTCAACTGTTGGAGCATGACCATCGCCAGGTTGTGTTCTTTGCAGACCTGTTTCAATCCCCACGCAACCATCCCGGCGCGTGATACCAGATTCGTTTCGGGGTGAGTGATTAACTTCTGGTGATCCACAAACACAATGTCGGGCTGGTAGCGTGCCACTCGCCGCCATATATCCTCTAGCGTGATCTTGGAGGCGTCCTCAATAATCAAATTGGGCGAGTAGGTCGCCGCTAGGTCGGTTGATGTATTGTGTAACAGGTTCATTTTTTCAGGTGATAGTGATTTATTCAGCACGTCACGATAATCAGCCTCCACCATGCCGCAAACCGCGCGCGCCCATAACGCCTCTTTGCTCATTTCAAGGCTAAAGAACATCGCCTTACTGCCAGCCGCCGCCGCGTTCCGCGCCATCTGGAAGGCCAGCGAAGTCTTGCCCATGGATGGCCGCGCCGCAATAATGGTCATGGTCTGACGCTCAAAACCAGCCGTTGCGCGGTCAAGGCCAGCCACGCCAGACTTTACCGTGCGCTGTTCTCTCTCAATTAGCGCGGAGAATTCGAGCGCAACGTCTACAATATCCGGGAGGTCAAGCCCTCCCGCTGGCATAGCCGTTGCCAGATTAGAGATCGTTTCCATCGCCTCGGCTTTATCGCGCTTTGTCACGGCGCGGGCCAGTTTGCTCATGCCCTCTGATACATTGAGAAAATACCGGCCTTCGCTAATCTCATTGGCATACCCGGTATAGGCAAACGAACTGATAACCTCTGTGCTGGCGTCAACAAGTTCGCTGTAAACACCGGCGTCCATCGCCGCCACGTAAACATCCGCGCCGTCCAGGATGCCGCGCCAGAATTTCCCATAGCGTGAATCTTTGAAGTCAGCCGGCGAAAGCCAGCCGCAATCATGCCGCGCGTTGTCAGGGTTGACGAATACGCAGCCGCAGAACAGACGTTCCGCTTCGCGCGTTTCGGCGATGATCGTTTCGGAGAGGGTGGTCATCAAAACACCTCCGCGTATTGCGGTTTTGGACTATCGCCAGGAAGCTCGCCCGCCACCGCCCACTCGTAAAGCCAGGCGCAATTCGTCCGCTTGTAGGGCTGGCCGTTCTTGCCCTTCGTGGTCAGCCATTTCTCCCAGTAGGGGCGCAGGTATTCGGTTAGCGCGGCCTCGTTTCGGCGGTGCTGCGCGTATAGGCCATCCAGCGCGGCGATTACCTTGTCAACCTCGTTACCCGGTATAGACGCCATCCCCGTCACGGATGAAAATACGCGCATGTACCAATCTCCAAAAGGAGTGGCAGCCGCGGCATCGCCTTTAACTTCCATTCCATTCTCTTCTCTTCTCTTCTCTTCTCTTAAGCCGGATGATTGCCGGAAGTCTGCCGGATTAATGACGGAGAACTTCCGCACGTACTCTTCAACTGCCGCGGAAGGTGGCGGCGGTAACTCGCTGTCTGGTTCGCGGTCTTTCCGCAGCCCCGGCTGGTTCTTGTCGAACTTCACGAACCAGATATACGTATCATCCGCGGCCTCATACCGGATAATCAAACCAGCGTCGTGAAGCTCTTGCAGGTACGCTTCCACCTGATCTATCTGAATGTCGGTACGGCGCGGAAAAACGGTAGAGCGCACCATCGCGGCATCGCCACGCACCCGACCTTCACGATCCGCAAACGTGATAAGCCAGGTAAACAAAAGGCGGCAAGTGTCATCGGATAAGCCGTTGACCTTCTTGTCGCCACAAATAGCGTTTGTAATCATTCGCCCGCGCGCCATGCTACCGCCTCGCTTCCGGGTACTGCGCCCATGTCTGCCCGTCGAGTTCTGGCATCTTCACAATCTCGCCATTGACGCGCCCCTGCTTGAAGAAGAACGGCACATTGGCCGATACACATTGATCGCGCAGGTCACGCGCCCAATCCATCGAAAACGGACGCGCGCCGGGTCCAGATTCGCAGCCAGCGATCACCCAGTCCAAATATCGGCCAAGCGTCAGTCGGCCTTCGGAATAGTCTTTGCATAAGAAATTTCCAAGATTCACCGGACCCAACATCGGCTCGACGCTCACAAATCGCACCGCCGCCGGGGTTTGCAGCAGCAGCGGGATTCGTTCATCGGCGGCTTGCTGGTTTTCGACCGACACGCCGAGCCAGACATTCGTCGCCTCTGGCATTAGTCCATACCAATTTGAAAATTCCAGCATCCGTTGTGGGCGTTTTGTCAGAACGATGAATGTATGCTTTGGGTGACAGATCATCTCGTCGTAAACGTCGCCGATAAAGTCAAACGGCACAGTGGGATGAAACAAGTCGCTCATCGAATTTACGAACACCCGGTGCGGTTTCTTCCACCGCTTCGGCGCGTCCAGCCGTTCGGGATGAATCATCACATCCGTAAACTTGCGCGCGCCCCAAAAGCGGGAGGCGATGCGCTCCGCATAACAGTTCTTACATCCTGCGCTCACTTTTTGACAACCGGTGACAGGATTCCAAACTTCATCACACCACTCAATCGTTGTTTTAGTCATGTCTACCGCCGCCTTTCCACGTCCTCGTCAATCGCGGCCAGGGCGTCAAGCGCAAAGTCGCGCACCCAGCCGGAGGCGTTGGTTGCCAAGTAGTGCATCCGCGCCACGTCTGGCAACCGCCGCCCATTCAACCAATGGTTGATAGCAACCTGCGAATACCCCAACCCTTCCGGGAGGGCCTCACTCAATGACCTTGCGAATTCTGCCTGATTCAATCCCTGCGCTTCAATGTATCGCC